AGCCTTACCCATAAACGATAAGCCGTAGGGTGGATCAGTTACAACACTGTCTACCGAGTTGTCTGGCATCTCTTTTAAAGCTAGTAGGCAGTCATTTAATATTAGTTTCATCCTGTTTTCTTTCAACTGTGATAATTGTGTCGTTGTGCCATCCGCCATGAGCCACGAGAAGAATCTCTTGTATTTCAAAGCCAAGTTTTTTTCCTATTCCACCACTATTCCAGGAGCATGAAATAACAATTCCGCCTGGTTTCACAATCCTTGCTATTTCAATCTTCTGTGCCGACCAATAACGAGCTGAAGTGGTCAGCATATTTACACTTTTTCCTAGCTTCTTGTAGGATTCAGATACCTGTCTAGGGCTGTATGGTGGGTCATAGAGAACCGTATCTACGCTTGAATCCTCGAATAGTTTGAGAAAATCAAGAGCATCAAGATTGTAATCAGTGTCAAAGCTAGTATCTAAATCATTAGTAACTGAGGCTAATTTTCCACTATTAGCAAAGGGGTCAATGGAATAACCACTAAAATATTTTTCAATCAATTCCCTTACGGGCTTAATTTGAAATGTTAAGTGGTTTGGCATAGCCCATACCCTGTTTATGTTCACCTTTTCCTTTTGTGCCATAAATGGAGTGTCGGTGTTTATTCGCATTTCACTCATAATAATTCTTTAAGAGAGCCGTTGGCGTGGACACAACTGATAATTTTTTTTCCATCTTTCCATATACCATCTGTTTTTTTGACTCCATGATAAATGTTAGCAAATAAAGGACAAAAAATTGAGCGGTCAATAACTTTAGAGAGATCATGTCTTGAATATACAAACATATTAAAGCAGATTTGTTCTAGGTGGTGTGGCCAAGAGCCATAGCCTTTCCTATCAAAGGAAAAAATAAAGTCCCTATATTCGTAGAGATGTTTTGCTTTCATTGCAAATGTCCCGCAGTTTAAGACTTCTTTGTCCATAAGTGGGGCAAGTGCAGGAAATTGGTCTATATGGTCTTTCCACATAGTGTCCCGATGGTCAACCGACTCTGGAGCAAGATAAAGATCATGGGTGAATTTGGGGAGTGGTTTTTGGAAGATAACATCAGAAGTATCAGAAAAAACTACATACCTATCAGGATCAAGTCCATCTGGAACATAAAGCCACTTGTTAAAATGCCCTGGATATTCAAGATCAATTTTCACCAATGATCGTAATCCTTTAGTGTACGGCTTAAATTGAACAACAATATGTTCTAGGTCGCCAGCCTTTTTAAGGCTATCTAAGAAACGATCCATCCCGTCAGTATGAGAGGAGAGCGTTAATAAATATGGTCTATCTTTCTCTTGCATTGGCGATTTGTGTTTTTAGCCCGTTTTTAATCAAAGACTCATTTTTACCTGTTAATTTCTCATAAGCAATAGCGTCCTTTAGCACCCGTCTTAGATACTTGATCGGTTTAATTAACCTTCCAGAGCTAGTAGTATGGTGAATAATGGTGGCATTTTTGGTAAAGCCAACGCCATCCTTTTTATTGGCTTTGTCTGCTAGGTAGCGATCTCCATACCAGTGGACAAGTTGTTTAGGTATTGGAAATAGCCATTTGTCTTTGCCCTTGAACATAAAACAAGACCCTTTAATCATTTTTGGGTCTATCTTTTGGATAGTCGGGTCAAGTTTAACAAACTCTCCCTTAACTAATTCATAAGGACAGGCGACGGTGTATTTATTAAGTAGTTTAATTAAGTGAGTATCCCAATGAATTGAGACTCTAATATCTGAGTTAAGTACAGCGATGTAATCACCACTAGCCAAAGATACACCAACATTCCATGAAGTATTAGTCCATGAATGTTTAGGATTTCTGGTCTTAATTAAGCGGCAATTAAGAGAGTCCTCTATTCGTAGTCCATCAATAAATTCTTGGGTTTTTTCGTCAGAGTGGTCATCAACAACAATTAGTTCATAAAGATTATCAGTTCCGTTAATAACCGAGATTAAAGTTGATTTAAGTTCTTCAGTTGCATTAAAAACAGGGATGATTATGGACAGTTTCATTACCGTTTTTTAACTACCGTTTTTTAATCATCGGCATACCGCTATGGGTTTCTATGACGATATATTTGTATGGCAACTCTCCTGGGTAAAATCCTTCGGTTTTTTCTTTCTTAAAGTAATAAGTCTTGGCTTTAATTTTGTTTCGTGGCATGATAATTTCTTTAGTATGCAAATACCACTTAGTTCCGTCTTTAGTTGTATAAATCATGTTGTTAGTTTAGCATATTCGTATGGATGTCAATCTGCCCAATGAAACCTTAGTTGATAAGACTGAGATAAGAGAGTTATCCGAGGTAGAGATGAAGCGGGTTCAGGAGACACTTATAGAGATGGGTAAGAAAGCTAGCGAAGATCCTGTTTATTTTATTTCTCAGTTTTGCTATACCTTTAATCCTAAAGTTCCTCATGGACAAAGTCCTCATTTAAGATTTAAGTTATTCCCATTCCAAAAGAGGTTGGTTCGGGAGCTAGTTAAGGCTGTCAGAGAAGGTGAGGATTTGTTTATTGAAAAATCCAGAGAGATTGGGGCAACTTATACTATTTTGGCTACTTTTTTGTGGTTTTGGTTATATGAGCCTGGGACAAATGCTTTAATTGGGTCTCGTAAGGAAGATTATGTGGATAACCGGCGGGGTGGCACTACTGGTAATAAAGAAGAGTCTTTGTTTGGTAAGTTAGATTATATGCTCTCTAGGTTGCCTGAGTTTATTCTGCCTAAAGGCTTTAATCGTCTTAAACATTTTACTTATATGTCTTTGGTCAATCCTGAGAATGGCAATGTCATCACTGGTGAGTCAAGTAACCCCAATTTCTCTCGTGGTGGTCGTTTTAGGATGATTTTCTTAGATGAATTTGCTTTTTTTGAGCATGGTACTGCGGTTTGGGGGGCAACCGCTGATACTACTAACTGTCGTATTATTGCCACTACTCCAGGAAATAAACCGTCAAAAGCCAAGAGATTGAGGTTTGGCAAAGATGGAGAAAAAATAAAAATCATCACCCTAACATATAACCTTGATCCAAGAAAAGGTAGGAAGTGGCTTAACGAGCAGAAAGAAAGACGGTCTGTTGAGGACTTTAATCGGGAAATTATGATTAACTGGGAAACCTCCATCACGGGCAGGGTTTATCCAGAATTGGAGACAGCTCAATATGGTGATTTCCCCTTTATACTAAACCAACAGCTTTATTGTTCTTGGGATTTTGGTCTTGATGGTACGGCGATGATTTTTTGGCAACAAAATCCGCAGAATGGCAAGTGGCGGATTGTTGATTGTTTTGAGAGCCAAGACAAGGTTATTCAATGGTATTTTCCCTTTTTTGGTAAGCCTAAAGATTCTAAATTCCAGTACAACGACGACGATCTAGAGGCGATTGATGAGATTTCCACGTATCCGCCAGCAATCCATTTTGGCGATCCTGATGTTAAAAAAAGAAGTTTCCTGGTGGCAGATACCAGCACCAGACAAGAATTAGAAAAAGTGGGTGTTTTTGTTCAGTCAATTCCTAAGAATGACTTTGCTACTAGAAGAGAGAAAACTAAAATTTATTTACAGAAAGGGATTGAGATTAGAGCCAATAACCGGACTGATTATATGCTTGAGTGTCTTAAATCTGCCCGTTATCCACAAAGAGAGGAAACTTCACAGGCTACTCAACCGATAAGTTTGCCAATACACGACTATACCTCTCATTACAGGACAGCCATGGAGTACATGTTTGTTAATATAGATACTTGGAATGATATTCCATCTGACCAACCAAATTGGGCAGACCAAACTCGTAGTTGGCTGACAAGTAGGTTAAAATTAAGCGGAAGAAATAAAGAGAGGAGGTGAAGGTGAATGTTTAATGAAATGTTAATTAGAGAGAAATTTATGGAGATGGTCAATTTAGTCAATTCTTTGGTTGAGTATCAAAAAGAGACTAAAGAAAGACAAATTAAATTAGCCAAAGAGATTGGTGTCTTAAAAAACATGATTAAAAATCTTGACAAAAATTTTAAGAAAAGCAAATGACACCCAAAGTAGATATTAGCGTCATTATCACTTGTTTTAACAAGGAAAGGTTTATTGATGAATGTATTGCCTCAATTAAGAGGCAAAGCAGGCAACCTAAAGAAGTAATTTTAATTCATGACGCTTGCGATAAGCCAGTAGCTCACGCTTATGCTCATACAATCATTTTACCCAACAATGTTGGCGTTTCTATGGCTAGAGATATTGGTTTTAAGTATTCTTCGGGAAAATTGATTTTATTTGTTGATGGTGATGATGTGTTGTCGCCAGATTATCTGGAGAAAATGGCTTTAACTATTTATGATGGGGCAGATATCACCTATCCCGATATCTTTATTTGGCAAGATGATAATTCTTCGCTTTCTATCTCTCCGCCAGTAATAAACCGTAAGATCATCAAGAAGAATAACAAAATACCCATCCCAGTTACTTCTTTAATGCACCGCTGGGTTTATGAGAATTTGGGCGGGTTTAGGCATTTAAGTGTCTTGGAAGATTTAGATTTCTTTGTGAGAGCCTTGTGTAAGGGTTACACAATGAAAAAAACCGAGACGCTTTTATGGTATCGGAGGTATGAAGATACGAGAAACAACCAAGATTTATCCATGCGTAAAAAAGTCTTATCACAAATTATGGAACAATTATCTTAAATGTTTTTCCTGCCTAAAGCTTACCCGTTTTCTGATTTTGTTTTTGAGAAAGATGAGAACCAACATCAGTTTGGAGATGAGGGCGAGCAAGAAGAGAAGATGTTTTCACAAACTAATGCTGAGATGTTAATTACTAAGATAAACTCTTCTTTAAGTGATCGAGATAAGGTTGTTTTTATGTATTTGTTGTTGCGAGAGTCGGGTTATAAACTAACGCATGACGAATGTGCCAAAACCTTATCAGTTTCACGGCAAACTTACATGAAATTAGTTAAGAATGTTAAATTACGAGCGGCAAAGCTCATACAGGACTCATCTATCTAGGGTAAACTTAAAATATGGCTTCAAAGGCTTCATCTAAAGACAAAAGACTTGCGGAGATAACCATTAACCGCTACAAAAAGGCTCGTGATTTATGTCAACCAAGGTTTGACGCAGTAGAGGTTAACAGAAATTTGTATAAGGGTGCAATTAACATTGACGATACATACGAATGGGATTATTCATTGGTGGATCAGCAGGTTTTCCCACTAATCAGAAACTATATCTCAAGGTCTAATCCTTCAATGACCAAAGTCAGGCTTGAAGCTCGTAAGCCAGAGGATTTTGAAAAAAGACAGATAAATCAAGATTTTGTTAACTGGGAGATAAATGAGTTGTCTTTAACAACTCTACTTACTAGGGCTTTTTTCTCAAACTACATTACTGGCAAGGCATATTTTAAGTCGGGGTGGAAACATGAACCAAGAGTAGTTGTTGAGCAGGATGGATATTCTTTTGAGATGCGCCCACTGATTAACAGGGCTGATTTGAAATTTGTTAGGTTTAATAACATTCTTATTCCCAACAGGAATATTCCTGTTTTAGAGGAACAACCGTACATTCTTGAATTAATGCAGATGAGAGTCGGGGACATGATTAAAGACAATGAAACTTATGGTTATGAGTATTGGGATGAGCGTTTTATCAAAAAATTAAGAAAGGCTGGTGTAACGAGTAAAGAGTTAGATTACGAAGCCGAGTTTGTCCAGGACTCAGACACTAAAGATGAGATGGCTTTTCGAGCAGCTACTTTTCCCGCTGTTTGTATGCATACTCTTGAGGGTGATGTTATTTATGTCCCTATTGTTGATGGATCAGACGAAATCATAAATAAAAATAGAGAAAATCCGTATTGGCATGGTCATTATCCATATATAGACATGACTGCCTTTCCCGAAGATGATGAGTTTTTCTCGATGTCAGTAATTGACGCTGTTGGTGATACGCAGATTGCTTCAACTGAGGTTCTTAATCAGACCTTGACTAATATCAGGTCGATCAACAACAATATGTGGATTGCTGGTGTATCGGCGGCTTCAACCCCAGATTATATGTTTAAGCAAAGGCCATCCGGAATTATCAGAGTCCCTGGTGATCCTAGTTTGGTGCAACCCATAAGACCAATAGACTCCACAAACTCAATGTTGAGAATGTCTCAAGAGCTTTCGTCTAAGTTTGAGAGGACTGGTGGTATCTCTTCTTTATACTCATCTGGTGCAGCGTCAATGAAGGCTGTTAATCAAACTGCCAGGGGGGCACAGATCATTGACCAGAACATTGAAACCAATGTTAGGATGATTGTTGATTTGTTTGGCGAACAGGTCTTAAAAAAGCTTGGAGACCATTTTTTGTCATTAAATGCTCAATATGTAACTGAAAAACAAACATTCGCAGTAACAGGGAAAAAGGGAGTGCGAGAATTGGTTAGTATTTCACCAGATCAAGTAACGGCGAATTTTGATGTGTACACCATGCCTGAACAGATGATTAAACAAACTCCGGCATCACGCCAAGCATCTTTGCAAAATCTTATTTCTGTCATCAATACCGAAGCTATGCGTGGCGGAGTTATGGTTGATATCGCTCCGCTGATGGAAGCCTTAATTGACTCTTATCCAGATATGGAAAATGTTGAGGATATTGTTGTTTCAGTAGATGAAAAGTCAAAGAGAGATATAGCCATGCTTGAGCGTGGACAAATGCCAGAAATTAAAGTTAGGGATCAACATCAAGAACTTGTGATGGCAGCAACAATTCATTTTGAGGAGAATCAGACAAATTATTCTCCAGAAATACAACAACTTTTTCAAGACTACATAGAAAAACATTTTTCTTATATTCAAGCAGAACAAGAAATAAAAGCCATGGCTCAGCCACAAATGCCTCAAGCACAATCTCCTGAAGCGTTAATGCAGGCTGTCGGGGCAGAAGAAACAGGGATGTTACCAGAGAATTTAGGTACGGGTGAACCACAAACTTATAACCTTGGTCAAATAGCTGGTCAATAGTGAATGTTAAAAATAATTACCAATCTTACTAAGTCA